TCACCTGTTCCTTGTGTTTTGTCTGTATCATCAGGTAAGCCTTTTAATGCATCATAAGCCACATTAACGGCTTTCATCATTTCCAGGCCAGCAGGGTTTCTATCGGGGTGATATTTTGCGCAGGCTGCGCGGTAGGCTTTTTTTAATGCTTCAGCAGTTAAAACTGTAAGCCCTAAAACATTCATTGCATCATTTTTTTTCATGGTCAATTCTCCAATTAGGTTCAAGGTTCCGCCTTGCCGGTATGGTTAAATAATACTTTGTTATTTCTATTTGTCAACACAAATTGATAAATTATTTATAATCCACTCAGACAGCTTTAAGCCCTCTGCCTGAGCAGCTTGTATAAAGCCATCTTTCTGGCCTTTCGTGCATCGGAACTGCACTGTGCTATGCGCAGGTTGTTCACCACGCATAGCGTTTTTATTGTTGCGTGGTGCGCCTGGTTTATTCATCTTCATTGAAGAATTTATGTTCGTTTTCATCCATAAAAATAGTTGCCTCCCTTTTTGTTTTGAAAATTGCTAACAGTCTGTCAGGCCCAAAAACTTGCCAAATAATTTTCCCGCATAATTCTAATTTTTGAATACTCATGATTGCTCTCCGGTTAGTTGCACTCAACGACTTCGCCGCCAATTTTATTAGCGCAGTCTAGCGCCAATTCATAATCATCCCATTGTTGATTATGAAGGCGGCCAAAGACTTCAACTCCCCATTTGCAGGCAGCGTTTGCAGCAATATTAGCCGCCACTTTATCAGCACCTAATTGAGCTATGATAGTGTCTGACATCCTGTCAGATGACGAGGCTCTAGCTCTAGCTAAAGGGCTGTTTGGAGCTCCGACGCCATTGCCAACTGCGTCGTTAAAACTTTCTCTGATGTCTGCCATTTCGTTCTCCTTAGTTATTTTTGAATACGGCTATAGTATTTCACAGTTATAGTTGTTTGTCTATACAATCAATTAAAGAAGTGTGATGGGATTAGCAAAACAGACAGGGCTTGACTTGTTGCATTAGTATGTGATAATAGAATCATGGAGAAAACACTTACATATCAAAGAGAAAGGTTTTGCCAGGCTATTGTTAGCGGGAAAAATCAATCAGATGCTTACAGGGAGGCTTATCCAAAATCGCTGAGCTGGAAGCCAGAAACAGTGTGGAATAACGCATCAAAGCTGATAGCAATTACCGAGGTAATAACTAGGATCGAATCGCTACGATCAGAATTGGCAAAACAGCAGCTATGGACGCGCGAAGATAGCGTTAAAACGCTAAAAGAAGTCATAAGCGATATAGAAGCCAGACCAAGCGATAAAACTGGAGCAGTAAAAGAGCTTAATGCGATGCACGGTTACAACGCGCCGATAGTCATAAAACACGAAGTCGAGTGGAATCAACAAGACGAAGAGCGGCTAAAGTTTTTACTGTCTAAAGCGGGATTATGATCGCTGAAAAAAGAGAACTGCTTGAAATGCTAGAGCGTAAAGCGCTTTACGACTCGCAGAATAAAATCAACAGCTACAAACCCTATCCGAAACAAATCGAATTCCATGCTGCCAGTGCGGCAAAATCAGAGCGTCTGCTAAGAGCTGGGAACCAAAACGGCAAGACCTTTGCCGGTGCGGCTGATATGGCTTACCACCTCACGGGCTTATATCCTGAGTGGTGGACGGGTAGGCGATGGAATAGGCCGGTAATGGCCTGGGCCGGGTCAGATACGGGCGAGACAACGCGCGATAATCCCCAACGGGCGCTATTTGGGATCGTTGGAGAGATTGGCACAGGCGCTATTCCAGCAAGACTCATTGAACATGCTCAACCAGCCAGGGGCGTATCTGGCTTGCTTGACTACGCAAAAATACAGCATGTAAGCGGCGGCGTTAGTACGATAAGACTCAAATATTACGAGCAAGGGCGGCAAAAGTGGCAAGGGCCACCTGTTGATGTGCTTTGGCTTGACGAAGAGCCGCCAGCGGACATATACAGCGAGGCTAAAGCTCGGACAATTGCAACGCGGGGTATTATCAGCGTTACGTTTACTCCACTGCTGGGTATGACTGATGTGGTTCGCGAGTTTTTGATGACTCCAAACGCTGAGCAGATCGACATTAATATGACTATCGACGATGCGTTGCATATCCCCGCTGAAGAGCGGGCGCGAATTATTGCCAGCTTCCCTGCTCACGAACGGGAGGCAAGAACAAAAGGCGTTCCAATCCTGGGTAGTGGTCGTATATTTCCAGTGTCGGAAGAATCCATTACAGTTGAGCCGTTTACGCTGCCTAAGCACTTTGTACAAATTGCCGGTATTGATTTCGGATGGGATCATCCCAGTGCAGCGGCTCGGATAGCGTGGGATAGAGACAGTGACATCATCTATGTAACGCACACTCACAGAGCTAGAGAGCAAACGCCAGTATTGTTTGCCGGTGCAGTGCGTCACTGGGGGGGCTGGTTGCCTTGGGCGTGGCCGCACGACGGACTACAGCACGACAAAGGCAGCGGCGATCAGCTTATGCAGCAATACAGGGCACAAGGGCTGAACATGTGCAACGAGCGAGCTACGTTTGATGATGGATCAAACGGCGTAGAGGCCGGGGTTATGGATATGCTAGACAGGATGCAAACAGGCAGACTCAAGGTTTTTTCGACGCTTACAGACTGGTTCGACGAGTTCAGGCTGTATCATCGCAAGGACGGTAAGATTGTAAAAGAAGCAGATGATTTATTGTCAGCGACTCGTTATGCCATCATGATGAAGCGCTATGCGACAAGGGATAGCGGATCATGGTCGTCAAATCTGAATTATCCCGATTTAGGCTATCGTTAAAATGCTTGACTTTCTAATTTTATGTTACGATATAACATAACAAATCGTCGGGAGACGAAGCGACAATTTACTGTCGGGAGACAGAATGGCAATGACCGAAGATCAGCTTAAAGCTCTAACGGATATGGAAATCCAGCAGGCGCTTGGCTACAGCAGCTCAGAACTCACTAAACAGCGCCAAAAAGCGCTTGAGTATTATTATGCAAAGCCGGTTGGTGATCTAGCACCGTCGTCTATCGATGGTCGCTCTTCTGTTGTTGCTACGGATGTTCTGGACACCGTTGAATGGATGCTGCCATCGTTGCTTAAGATGTTTGCAAGCGGTGATAAGGTGGTCGAGTTTGTAGCAAAGTCCGAAGCATACGAGGAACAAGCCGAACACGTGACAGAGTACATTGGAAATCATGTTTTCCATGTGCAAAATACAGGCTTCCAGGTATTACAGACTTGGTTTAAAGATGCGCTACTCTCGAAAAACGGCATTGTCAAAGTCTGGTGGGATATTAGACAGGACGAAGCCAGGGAAGAATACAACGGCCTAAGCGATATTGAGTTGTCTATCCTGCTTGATGATCAACACGTTGAACCGATTGAGCATAGCGCTATTTTGGACGAGTCAACAGGCGCACAGCTTCACAACATCGCCGTTAAACGTGTTGTTGATAAAGGGTTTTGTCGGATTGAAAACGTTCCTCCTGAAGAGTTCATTATCTCGAAACGGGCCAAAACGTGCGACGACTCACCTTTTGTCGGCCATCGTTTCCAGCGATCAATCGGTCAGCTCAAAGAATCAGGCTATAAAAACATCGATGCATTAAGCAGTGATGATGCTGTGATTGATTCATCCGAAACAACAACACGCAACATATACGACAACACGCAAGTCAACAACGATGGCGACAACGGCGATCCGTCAAGCCGAATTGTTTGGGTGACTGAGTGCTATCTAAAGGTTGATTATGATGGTGACGGCATACCAGAATATCGGAAAGTCGTTAGAGCTGGTAATCAAATACTTGAAAATGTCGAGGTAGACGGTCAGCCTTTTGTCTCGTTATGTCCAGTGCCAATCCCACATCAGTTTTTTGGTCTTTCTATTGCTGATTTAGCGATGGAATCACAACGCACTAAAACATCACTCATGCGAGCCATGATTGATAACCTGTATCTGTCTGTCAACGGCAGAACATGGGCACTGGAAGGTCAGGTCAATTTAGACGACTTGCTAACAAGTCGCCCTGGTGGTGTTGTGCGTGTCAAGCAAGCCGGAGCAGTAGGATCCATCCAGGCAGGTGCAGGGGATTTGCAGGGCGCTATGGCTATGATGGATTATGTGGATCAAGCGAGAGAAAACCGCACAGGATTTACAAGATACAGTCAAGGTGGTGATGCAGACGCTCTGAATCAGACCGCGACCGGAATGAATATCATCACGAACCGTGCGGATTCTAGAATCGAATTGATAGCTAGAAATTTTGCTGAAACCGGCGTAAGACAGTTGTTTCTAAAAATGCTGGAATTGGTCAGCAAGTACCAAGACAAAGCAGAGCGTATTAAAGCGACAAAGGGTTGGATTGATATTGACCCTAGAGAATGGAAAAATCAATTTAATCTGACTGTGAATGTTGGTCTTGGAACTGGCAACAAAGAGCAAATCACACAAAAGCTCAATACGCTATGGCAAGCGATGCAATCAGCAGCACAGGCCGGAGTAGTGCAGCCAGTCAACATCTACAAGGCCGGTCTAAAACTAGCCGAAACACTTGGATTTCCAGAACCAGAACTGTTTTTTACCGATCCGTCTCAATTGCCGCCAAAACAGCAACAAGAAGATCCACAAACATTTACAGCCAAGGCCATGGTTGCTATTGAACAGCAAAAAATGCAACTGGAAGAGCGAAAAACGGTTGCAAAAATTGCACAAGATGACCGCAAGATTGAGGCCGACATCGAACTAAAGCGCACAGAATTGGCTTTGAAATACGATGCCAAAAAAGAGCAAATGCTAAACGAATTAATAGGGGGTCAAGTTGTCGCAGGACAATCTAACACAGGAAGCGCAGGCGGCTATATCCCGCCAGCAGCAGGCGGAATGGATTTTAGACCACCCGTTGTTTAAAGAGGCTTTGCAAGAGCTTGAACAGCGATACTTTGAAAAGTGGATTAATCAACCGGATTTAACAAAAGAAGAACGGGAAGAAATATGGCGAATGGTAAAGGCAATGCAGCACCTCAAGGGGCTGATGAAAGAATACATAGCGAAGGGCCAGCAAGCATATCAAACATTAGCTTTGCTGAACTCGCAGATTGGGTAAAAGATGCCGAAGAGATTAACCCAAATATCAGGATAGTCGAGGTTTCAAGCTCGGATGCCGATACGCCAGAGTCTTTAGTCTTGCGGTTTTCTCATCCTGTTGTCGTGTCGGGGGTTGATGGTTACACGCTCAACACTGGCGCGTTTGTAGCGTTTGAAAAAGGTGATATATGAAAGGCAAAGGTAAAGGCGGCGGCGGCAAAAAATGCTAGCCCGTTAAACGATTTTTTAACTCTAATGTCGAGATGACATAAGGCAGAAAACAATGGAATCAGAAGCTACCCAACCGGGCGCGGAGATTGAGCAAACGGAATCCGGCTCGACCGGAAACGATGACGCGGCGTTATTGTCCGCGTATTTGGCTGAACAAGAGCAAGGCCAGCAAGGTGAAGTAGACGACAACCCCGAACCTGCTCGGCAAGTTGAAGATGAAACACAAGCGGCTATTGATACATTTTTAGTCAAGATTGACGGTGAAGAAAAGCAAGTTACACGCGACGAGTTAATCGCTCACTACCAAAAAGGCGAAGCATCCAATAAGCGTTTTGAGGAAGCGGCGGCTATACGGCGTGAGGTTGAGCAACGAGCCGCAGTGGTAGCGCAAGAACAAGCGCAACTCAATGAAGCTTTGACACACTATCAGCAACAATTGCAGGGATTGATGCAACAAAATCAACCCGATTGGCAACGGTTGCTAAACGAAAACCCGCATGAGTATTTGCGGCAAAAAGAACTGTACGAAGCAAGACAAGCGCAATTGCAGCAAGCACAGGCGGCGCAAGCCTACCTGCAACAGCAGCAAGAGGCCGCATTGTCAGAGCAGATGCAGGCTTATTTGCAACAAGAAAGTGCAAGACTATTACAGATATTGCCGGAATGGAAAGACCAGGGGAAATTTCAGGCTGAAAGCAAAGCGATTGTTGATTACATGATTAATAGCGGCTATTCAGAACAGGAAGTCCAAAACCTGAATCAATCCAGAGCTGAAAATATTGTGTTGGTAAGAAAAGCGATGCTTTACGACCAATTGATAAAAAAAGCATCCGGTGCAACAAAGAAAGTCAGCAGTTTACCGCCAAGAGTAGAAAGGCCGGGTGTTGTCAGCAATGACTCGCAAGGCGGTCTACTCGACGCTAAAAACAGGCTAGCAAAAACAGGCTCGATTGATGACGCGACTCACGCATTTAGCGCATTATTCGGGTAATTAATGACATATAGACCTAAGCAGGTGACAACATGGCCGCTATAGCCAATACATACCAAACATTCCAAGCAAAGGGTATCCGCGAAGATTTGTCGGATATTATTTACAAAATTACCCCGACGAAAACCCCGTTTTTGTCGGCCATTCCAAAAGTGAAAGCGTCAAACACGTTTCACGAATGGCAAACTCAAGATTTGGCGGCTGTTACGGCTAACGCTCAAATCGAGGGTGACGACGTTTCAACCTATACAGCAGCGACACCTACCGTAAGGCTTGGTAACTACACCCAAATTTCAACCAAAAATGTGATCATTTCCGGCACAAACCAAGCTGTAAAGGCGGCTGGCAGAAACAACGAAATGAGTTATCAAATGTCGTTGAAATCAGCCGAAATCAAGCGCGATATGGAAGGGGCTCTATGTTCTGCGGCTAACGGTGTGGCCGGTGCTGTGTCGAATGCCACCACAACCGCAACCCATGCCGGGTCATCTTCTGCCGCGCGTTATTTGCGTGGTTTGGAAGGTTGGATTGCAACAAACGTCGATCTTGGCGCTTCCGGTGTTGCTCCTGTTTATACCATGGGTTCATGGGCAGCACCGACAGACGGCACTCAACGCGCATTTACAGAAGCGCAGTTGAAAAACGTATTGCAAAAAGCTTATACAGAAGGCGGAGAACCTGATTTAATCATGGTTGGCCCTGGGCAAAAGCAAACCTTTTCAACCTTCACAGGTGGCAATACCAAGTTTGACAAATCCGAAGATAAAAGCATCACCGCTTCTGTTGACGTGTATGTGTCCGATTTCGGTACGCTGAAAGTAGTACCAAACCGCTTTCAACGCTCACGCACTGCATTTGTGCTAGAGACTGAAAAATGGGCATTGGCGACTTTGCGGCCATTCGATACTGTTGACCTTGGTAAAACAGGTGACGCAGATAAAAAAATGATCGTGGTTGAATACACTCTGGAAGCACGTCAAGAGAAATCAAGCGGCGCGGTTAAAGACTTGTCTTAATCCTGGGTGGGGCGTGTAACAGCGCCCCTTTCTTTACACGTCGAGAGGACGTTATGGACGAAGCAATACAAATTCAGGCGGCTGGGGTATCGATTACAACCAGCGGCACATCAGCCAGTCAGGCCATACCCAATGACTCAAGCGGTAGAAAAGCGCGTTATGTGCGCGTGGCTTGTACAGCATTGGCGTTTATCAAGTTCGGTGCTTCCGGTGTAGCGGCAACATCAAGCAATATTCTAATCATGCCAGGTGAAGCTGAAATATTCATCGTGAGCGGCAATACCCATATTGCAGCCATACAACAAGCGGCAGCAGGCGTAGTCAATGTTACGCCAATAGAGGCTTAATTATGGACATGCAAACACAGCACTACATACAGGATGATTTGTTAGTCGTCCAATCTATGCAAGATTGCCAGCCTATTTTAGACAGTTGCAAAGCACGAGCTGATGCAGGGGCCACAGGTAGCAAAGACGTTAAACACGCAGCGAGCTTTCCCATGGCTGTTATTGAGTCGTATTGCAACCGGCTAAACATCACTTTTCAAGAGTGGCTGCAAAACGACAAACACATAAAATCCATGCTCAACGATAAAGACTTGAGCGGGTTTAGAATCTGGCAGGGGGCGGTATGAGTTACGGTGTAGGTAGTTATGAATCTGTTGCTGATTTGCCGTTGGCTTCTAAAGTTGGAATTGCAGTAGCTCAGGTTGGCATAAATCTGTACACAAGTAATGGGATTAGTTGGAATGTGGGAGCGTTATCAAACATGGTTTATGGTGCCAATGGTTTGCTCAGTTGGACAGAGGATAATATAGACTACACAGCGACCTATAGCGGCGGCAATATTGCAACAGTAACCGGCGGCGGTGTTGTTAAAACATTTACCTATAGCGGCGGTAAATTATCTGGCGTGACTGTGGGAGCTGCATAATGGCGACTAGATATGTAGACTGCACAGTTTCAGCAGGTGTGGGCACAAACACAGGCACAGGCACAGAATTAGACCCATGGACTAACGTAGCATCCGCTTACACAGCCGCGACGGCTGGCGATACGATTTTGTTAAAAACAACAAAATCAGCTCCGTTTATGGTTACTGCAAATATTTCGGACACGAAAGGCGTGATTTTTGAACCGTGGGGGTCGGATAAGATTTACATCGACGGCACAAATATGTCTGGGTCGTATGTGTTTCGGTTAGAACATGCCAATTCAGCGGCTAGAAAATGCGATATTAGCAAAACCAAGGTTTCAACCTATGCATTTCGGATTAATGCGAATATTGCAGACGGCGCAATGGCTGACAACTATGTGCACGATTGCGCGGGTGATGCATTACTGACAGCGGCGGGTATTACATCGACAGTTATTCTGCGGCGAAATCATTTCACACGCTGCAACATTGGACACAGGATTGATGCCCTTGGCGTTGGCGGACAGGTGCATATTTATGATACGCGTGACGAAAATCATGCGTTGTATAGTCGCTCTGACGGTGCAAATACAGTTGTCAAAACATTCAGGTTGTTGTCTGGCGGACACACGAACGTCAATTGGCTGACACAAAACGGCGCGTCAACAGAACACAACAATCCGATTTTAATAGGTGGCGGCAAATTAGTAGCTCGCGACGTACAACAAAACACAGGTACAGGTGTAGCGGCTATTAAAGGTGGCGTTGTCACGTATCCCGTGCTGGATTCGACACCGTTTAATCTTGGCTTTTCCAATTCTGGCGGCGGCTCAAACACGTTAGATGCGTTAGTTAAAGGGCCAGCGGGTGAATCAGCAAAAATATTTAACAAGCCACGTCGCGGCGGCATGGTTTGTTTTATCCGTGATGATGTTGAGGCGTATGTGACCGGCGGGGTTTTTGCAGGTGAATTAAACTCTTGGCTTGATGCTCTTGAGGCTCGCAGTCTGCGCGGAACATACGCAAATACAACCCGCGAAGGCGATAACCCCAACGCTATATCGCCTGCGCAATGGCTTGAAATTAAATCCGTCATCGATAGGGGGCACGACCTTGCAACGCACGGGCGGACTGGCTGCCACATGCGGCACGGTGGCGGCAATGGATTAACCGCGCAATACACAGGCGCAGCAACAACAGTGAGATTCGTTATAGCGGCGAATCGTTTGCAAACATTTCACAACGGTAGCGCAACGCCAACACTGAATTATGATCTGATGCAATCCGGCATGACCATTTCCGGCATTGTCGGGCTTTTAAACGCCAACAGTTATACGGCAACCATTGCAACGCTAGATACGTCACCAGCTGATGCTGTTCCCGCTAGATGTTTAGCAGATGTTGATATAGCTAACATCAAAACAGCGTCTAATAATCTGATTATTGATGCCGATCGGCTGGTCGATTGGGAAGTGACTGGTGCTGCTGATGATATTTTTAATAATACTGGCTACAGACCGAAAACCCATGTTTGGAGTGCTGGTAGTGCGAATTCAACAATTGCTGCAAAAGTTCTCAGTCGTGCCGGGTTTTATGGCGCGCGACTTGGATCAACTGTTGTGGCAAACATTACTGACGTAATTTATAAATTCCCGCTTGAAGAATCAGGATACAGTTCTGCGGAAATGTTTGGATTGCATACCAACTTTTTAAATCAATCAACTGACGCTATTTTGACTCGATCAGTGCAAGCACTGTGTCATTGGGCAATGTGGCATGGTGTTCCACTTGTCATATACGCCCACGAATACGCCGAGTTTTCACTGGCTAAGTGGGGCGTTTTATTTGATGCGGTCAAATCAACGGGCATTGCAATTGGCACATATACAGAGGTTGCAAAATGGGCCAAAGATACGGCAGCAACCAGGCCAACGCTTGAGCAGCAATATATCAATGATGATGCCTGGGATCCTGCTCTGAATAAAAATTCTGTTTATTTTGATTGGGCCTATGGTGCTGGTGGTGCCGGTGGTAGTGGCTTGAAATATCAAGTCACACCTAACTTATCAATACCGCTATGAAAATCCACTGGAATCAACCAAGCACCCTACGGGGTGCAATCTGGCTAGTTGTTGGTATTGCGGGATTAATACAATCCTGGGGCAATATCTCAATGCAGGATTTAATGTATCTTGGCGCTACTGTTGCAGGTGGTATGGGTGTGATGTCTGATGATGCTAAAAACTAGCTTACTGCTACTGCTTGCCGCATGTAGCCACATAGCCTACGAAGCTCACCCTGCAAAAGGAGAGAAATAGTGCCAACACAAGAGCAATGTACACAGCTTAGCGTCAAGCAAGCGCAGCACGAAGCAAGGATTGAGGCTATCTCAGAAAGGCTTGATGAGTTACTTGAAGAGGTAAAAGGGCTTAGAAAATGGCTTTCCACTTATGGAACGGTGGTCTTAATTATTGCCATTCTCGGCGAACGAGCCGTTCCTATTGTGACTAAAATATTTGGTGCTAGTTAATGATTACTGACTTCTCAAGCCTGCAAACTGCGATTGCTGCATGGACTCATAGAACCGATTTAACTAGCGTTATACCTGATTTTATCGGCATGGCCGAAAAACGTATGCAGGTTGATCTGAAAGTTTCGGAACTTGAAAAAACAGGCACTATTACAACAACAAGCGGCAACAACACGGTTACGCTTCCCACTGATTTCAGCACATTAATAGCAGCATCGTTAGATTCTGGCGGGCAAACAATCACGCTTGATTCTATGCCTTTGCATATTTTGCTTAATCAATACGGCAATTCTTCGACGGGTACGCCTCATAGTTACGCGTTACTGAATAACAGCTTGGTTTTAGGGCCAACGCCAGCAGGCGCGCTAACAATTACTGTTAGATATGCCTCGAACATACCGGCGCTTAGCGTATCAAATACAACCAATGACGTGCTAACAAAATACCCTGATTTGTACCTAAATTGCTGTATGGTTTTTGCTGCGCTATTTTTGCAAGATGATGGGCTGTTACAACGCTATGAAGCTGCTTATCAACAAGCCATTAATGCTATCAATAATGCTGAATGGAGCAGGCATTCACCGATGACGATAAAGGCGGCGTAATGTTGAAATTTTTACCTGATTCTACACCTGATACGCCAAGCGCTTTGCTGTATGTCAATAACATGATACCTACCCACAGAGGCGGCTATAAAACAGCGCTTGGCGCTCAAGCAGTTGGCAGTTATCCGGCATTAAGTGCAGCGGCATTAGGCTCGATCAGTATAGAAAAGCTGGACGGTTCAAGGCGTTTATTTGTCGGCACTGATACAAAACTGTACGAGGGCGCAAGCAATACATGGACAGATAGAAGCAAGGCGGGGAACTATACAGCGGGCGTTAAAAAATGGCGTTTTAGCCAGTTTGGCAATGTTACGCTGGCGGCCAATGGCATTGATAAAATTCAGGTCAGCACGACCGGCGCATTTTCAGATATTACCAATGCACCTGTAGCCAAGATTGTTGAAAATGCATCGCCTTTGTTCGTAATGGCGCTTGATACGGCTGCGTATGGGGCTAATAGCTGGTATTGCTCAGGCATTGCCGATTATACCGACTGGACTCCAAGCGCGGCGACTTCATGCGCCTATGGTACGCTGTTGGACACTCCAGGGGCCATCACTGGCGGAAAACAGTTAGGCGAAAATTTTGTTATCTATAAACGCAATGCTATCTATTTAGGGTCATACGTTGCCCCTGATCCGGTAATTTGGGCATTTTCTCTATTACCTGGCCCGGTTGGGTGCGTTTCACATGAGGCTATTGTTAATGCTGGTGATTATCACCTGTTCATAGGCGATGGGGATTTTTACCTATTCGACGGCACAAGACCACGGCCTATAGGCGATGGTATAAAAAAATGGTTCTTTGCTAATGCACTAGCAAGCCGGTTAAAGGATATTCAAAGTTTCCATGATCCATTAGAGGGGGTGGCGTATTGGTTCTATGTGTCCAATGTGGGCACAGTTATAGATTCATGGGTGGCTTACAACTATAAAACGAGTTCCTGGGGGGCTGGATCGTTGTCCGGTGTAGAGTCAGTGGTTAATTACTTGACCTCTGTTTTTACATCGGACGACATGGACGCGACGATTAAGCCGTCTTACGGGTACACTCCGACAATAGGCGGTGGTACTCCTATTTATTCTGAAGCCATGCGAAGATTGTCTTATTTTGATTCAAGTCACGCATTCAAGGAATTATCCGATGCTGATACGGCCGGCGGCGAACTGATGACGGCAGACTTAGGCGACGATTCGCAGCGCTTCAGTTTGCTGAAGCGAGTAACGCCTATTTATCATGATGCTCCTACCACAGCCACGTTAAGCGCTTATTCGAGGCCAACATTAGCGCCAATGCCAACCCCAGCAAGCCCCACAGCGACAGCGACACAAAACGCACAAGGTCGATTTGACTTTATGACGGCTGGCCGGGTGCATCGGGTTAAATTGTCACTCACAGGTTATGCTGAAATAGCTAAGTTAAACCCAGTCATAACCCCGCAAGGACTTGAATAATGGGCCAATACAGCATTCCTCCACTACCAACGCCAAACGCACCCGATTTCGGGAACAAGCTGCGACAGGCATTAAATCAGATATTCAGGACGATTAATCAATCTATCAACACCAGCCATACACAATTACAAACCAACATCGATAACTTGGGGGCGATTGTTGGCGGCACTGGTGCGGTTTCTACCTATTTTCAGACCACAGAACCAACTACTGCGGCTTCAGGCGATCTATGGTTCGATACGGACGACAATAAAAAGATTTATCGTTATAGCGGCACAGCGTGGGAACTGGCAAGGGATGAAGGAATTGTTGCTGCAATATCGGCGGCAAACAATGCAGCCAACGACGCAGCGGCGGCAATTGCTATAGCAGATGGCAAGATTACATCTTACTATCAAACGGCTGCACCAACCGGGTTGACTGCGGCTGATGCAGGCGATTTATGGTTCGATACGGACGACGGTAACAAACTTTACAGATGGAGTGGCGCGGCATGGAATGCGGTACAAGATGCTGCCATCAGTACGGCTATCACAGCGGCAAACACGGCGCAAACCACAGCAGACGGGAAGATTTACTCGTATTACCAAACCACAGAACCGACAGGGCTTGTGGCTGGTGATGTTGGCGATCTTTGGTTTGATACAGACGACGGCAATAAACTGTATCGCTGGACGGGGTCGGCATGGGCAGCGGTACAAGATGCCGGGATAGCGACGGCATACAGTGCAGCCAACACCGCACAAACCACAGCAAACACCAAAATATTAACATTTTTCGATACCGTAACCCCTACAGCAACGGCTATAGGTGATCTTTGGTACAACTCTTCAACCAAGCTTTTTAAGCGGTGGGATGGTGCAAGCTGGGTCAATGTCTCTAACCTGATTAACGGAACATCGGAAATAGCGGACGATGCAGGGCTGGGAACTACGGCAACATGGGGCGGCGTATCTGGATCGGGTAAACCAGCGGATTACGCCACAGTGGGCGCAGCGATTGACACTAATTTAGTCGGTCAATTTAATAGCTCAAATATTAATACATACTTTGTCAACAACTCTATTCCCAGTGCAAAAATATTAGAGATAACAGCAGACAAAATAAAAACCGGCACACTGGGGGCTTCTGAGGTCTTAACGGTGGGCACAGCAGTAAGAAGCGGCACATCAATGACTGGCGCGGGGGCGGTTTTTGACGGAAACGGCGGCAAGTTCTCGATAGGCAATGCAGCAACTAATATAACTTTTGACGGTATAAACCCGATTTATGTGAATGGCGATATTATTTCAACAAGCAACTTAAAGGCAAATGCTACATTTGAAAAATGGCGCGACAGTTATTCTGTCAACTCTAATATCACAACAACATTTGACGCACTGATAACAACAAAATCACTAACAACAGCCAATATAAAAACTGGCACGCTGCAATGCGATATTTATTTGTATATTGACGAGTTAGCAGTAAACGGAAGCACGAACTTGATTCAGCTTTATGCTAATTTAAAGAGGAATGGCGCTTTTGTTAAATCAACAATGAGCGGAACAGTTTTTTTGCCGTCTTATACAACTAGCAGAGGTACATACTTATCTGTTTTGCATTTG